CATGGTACAGCAGGATGAAGTACTAGAAAAAAGCTAAATAAGATATGGGATTACTAAGAGAAACTAATCAACAATATTACGCTGGGCAACAAATAATTACAGCTACAGCTGCTCAAACAAGTTTTGAATGGACAGGTGATACAGTATTAGTAGGTACTACTTCAACCACAAACACAAATGTTGAATTGTATGTAGATACAGGAGCTGGTTATGTTAAATGGACAGAAGTAGCAGCTGGACCAGTAGGAACTCAATATGCTGTAGGATCAAATAATAATACTATAACTACACCTGCTTTAGGAGCTGGAGATAAGGTTAAAATTCAACTTACTACTTTAGCTATGCAAGCTAATTATGGTAGTTATGAATATATTTCTATTGCTGATGTGATTAATAACTTTTTAGTAGCATACGTCGGTAGTGATAAATTAATACCAAA